CATACTATCCTCTCGCTTGTACTTCTAGTGTTAAACCTAATAATGTCATAGGCATTGGGTCACTTTGAGTAACAGTAACTTGTGTACTCTTTGAATATCCAAGTAACGGTACTGTCTTAATTCCTGTGAATGAGGATATGCCTGTACCTAATACACCAATACCAAAGTTTCTTACTGGTAATGCCTTGCCATTGATACTTATTCCACTAGCCTCATACAGTTGAGCAGATACTTTTAAGATTCTTCTCATCTTAGTATTGATAGGCCCACTCTGGAATTGAATATTAACTGGCATTGTTTTAATCTCTAGTGAGTATTCTAAACCAACCTCTACATCTGTTCCGAACTTATCCAATGTAATAGTGCCACCAGAAGGAGTTTTGTTAGCGTGTGTATAGCCATCTACTCTAACTCTACATTCCTGACCATTAAGATGATTCGTTCCTAGTGTTACAACATAGGTTGTAGCATGTGTTGCACCTGACACCTGTACTGCTGAGTCAGTGTAATAAGCATGAGTCAAAGCTTCAACATAGTATTTCGTTACACTATTGATTGTTCTCTTAACATAGACATAGACAACATCTTCTACCACTGCAACATCCATCATAGTTCCATCAGTAGTAAATTTAGTCCATGCTTGTACGTTCTCTGCTCTATTGGTAATGAATGTGGCCATCGTGCCATCACCATTAACAATATAAATGTAATTTCCTTCGTTAATAACATCACCAGTAAGGGATGCCATTGCTACAGGGGCGTTAGTTAAATGAGGCGCTAAAAGGTTAATCTCAGTGGAGTTGTATGAGTCTTCGGTATAAGTAAACAAGAACTCTCGAACCTGCTTACCGTTTCGTTGAATAAACACAGTAGCACCATCAACATTTAATGGGCGCACACTAGGTAACGCACCAAATCTGGTCTGCCTAAGAACACCCATGTTACTAGGTTTGATAGGTCTGTCTGGCACATGGAACTCACCGCCAGTTGTAAATACTTGTAAGTGCGTACCTGATACCAAGTATAGGATAGCATTTACGGAATCTGTATCAAGGGTCACATCAATAGACTGGTCATCTCTTCCTGAACCTCTATTGAAGTTGAAGAAGTCACCTGTCACTGAACCCCATAATGATTGAGGCAATCCTGTAGAGTTGGAGAACCATAGTCTGCCTTCATGGAATGTTGCAACACCTGGATAACCATGACCTGATGACCATGCTGGTTCTTCTAATGAAGCATCAATACCTGCAATACCATTGCTGTTAAGGAACTCTTTTAGTAGCTCTCCAGTAAATGTTTGAGTACCCACATTGACAGAGTTAATTCTAATCACACCATCGTTGCCCTCGAACATGCCATTAAGATGGTCTGCTGTTAGAGGTGAACCGCTAGTAATGTTTATCTGTGCTGTATCGCCCACAACATAAGAAGAAGACTGTGGTGTGAATGTTGCATTGTCATAATCTCTATTGAAATCATAAGTAGGTAAGTATGAAAATGAAATGTCTGTTTTAGTCCATGCAGTGTGTGAAGCACCACGAACAATCTTAGCTACAGCATGACTCTTATGACACATGATTAGTGTATCTGCTGATTGAGTCCAACCTAATTCTGGTAGTTCTGCAGCTGAATATGTAGTAGTCATGTAATCATTACCGCTACCGTTTATGTTTGTTTGTTTTACACCGTCTTTATAGATGTACATCTTGTTAGGTGCGAACACAAGAAGGTATGTCTGAGTGATATTGAACTCGAACTCTACAAATCTAATCGTTGATTCACCTAAGTCATCAACAAACCTAAGCCCTTGTCTGCGTTTAACACCACCTTGTCCTAAACAAACGACATTAGTTAGAGTCTCTGCGCCTTTATAGAACGCTTCGTAGTCATGTCTTGCTACTAATCTGGGGTCTAGTTCACCTGCTGAGAATGTAGTCTGCGATGTGACTGCTTGGGGCATTAGTATCTAGCCCTAACAAGTGCCGAATCAATAGCTGGTGCTATACTAGGGGTTGATTGTGAGTCAACAGTCTTAGCTCTTTGTAGTTGTTTCTCTGCTAAGGCTGCGTAATAATCACCTTTAGTAGATGACTCAGTAATAGGGATAGCGAATACAGATGCAAGTCTTAACTCTAGTAGCTCTGTGAAGTAAGCAGGGAAGTGTGCTTCGTCTGGCTTGTATGTATAGTCCAGAATCATTGTTGTTTCATCAGAGTATAGCTTGTCTGCATAAATCTGAAAGTTATGGTTTCCATAATCTACATGTTGAGCTACTAAGAAGTCAGTAGGTAGTTGATAACCGTATTTCCATTGACTTATCGGTGTAGATGTTAGCCTAGATAATGTAGCCTTACTTGATGCAAATCTCCAAGGGTGGAGTGATAGTACGCTCTCAAGTGTAGGATGATATAAGTTAGAAGCAATCAACGCTGCTGTTGAGTCCTCAGTAAATGATGAAATAGTGCTTTCACCTATCAACAATAAAGCATTAGATGCTATGTCGATGTCCGTATAGTTCTTAACTGCTGACATAATTAAAACCCAAGTTAGTTTAAGAAAGACCCCTCGTTAGAAGGGCCAGTCTTAAATCAACTCTTACTTAGTCTGAGTCAGTAGCAGTAACTACTAGAGCATTGTTAGTATCAACAACACCAGAGGCGTTAGAGCTTACTTGATAAATACCACTAGCTAATGTTCCACCAGTAGATGTGTTAGCCATAATTAAATCGCCAACTTGAACATCACCTGATACATCATTAAAGTAACCAGCTGTGTCAACTGTTGCTGTTGCATCAGCAGTTGAATAACCCCACAAAGTAGGGATAGCTGAGTTAGCTGAGGTGCTCATACGAGCAAAATTGCTGTTATCGAAAGCCATATTATTCTCCTATATTATTCAGTGATTTCTACTTTAACAATACCAGCTGTGTCGATAGTAACCGCACCAGCTTTGTATTTACCTAGAGATAACCATGAAGTTTTCTCAGGGATGTAGTTCACTTCTGTTGAAATGTCTAAACCAATAGCACAACCGATTGATGACTTATGGAACGCAAAACAGTCACGAGTTGTTGAAGCTAATGTTAAACCGCCCTCTGCACGAGTCTCCATCATAACGACGTTGAATCCCATGAAAGTATTAAGCTCACCAGACATCAATGCACGAACAGTCGCATAGTCAGCTGAAGTAGCCTTCTCTTCATTTAACAAGTCTTCAATACCTGCAGCAGAAGTCAATAAGATACGGTCATCCATAGGAACGCCATTATCGTTTAGAGTCTTCGCAGCTGAAGTAATCTTAGCTACTGTTAAACCTGTAGAACCATGAGAAATAGTTGAACCTGCTGATAAAGCATCAACGATTAACTGGTCAGCTCTACGACCCATTGCGCCCGCAATAGTCTGTGCTAACTCTCTGCGCTCATCGAAGTTTACTTCGGCAGCATCAAAGATGTCAGTGTACTCACCAGCAACCCAGTTACCAAGGGTACAAGCTACTTTAGAGTGTGAAATATCCATAGGTGTTACATCTGTTTGGCTAGCCTTTTGATTTGCTAAACCTTTACCCATGGTACGAAAGTTGTAAGTATCACCTACAACACCTGCTCTCATGCGAACTGCATCACGCAATTTACCTGATGTTTGGAACGCATGCTTTACTTCAGCATCAAACTGAGCGGAAGCTGCACTACTTAAATTGATAGACATAATGTCTTCTCCTTATGAATTAAAAAATTAATCTTACTTTTTCTCGATTCAAGTAGCCTGTAAGGGTTGAATCTAGCACTTTAGAGGTGCTTAAACTACCAATACAGGCCTAAAAGAAGGGTGTCTGTTGGCTCGATTATATCAAAACACAACACTTATGGGTGGTTATTTTAAGATTTCACTGTATTGCTAGGCGCAGAACCATAGTAATCCCTGAACTTAGCCTCTACTTCTGCTCTAAATGAAGGGTTTGACTCGTATCTTTCATCTCCAATCATCTCATAAAGCTTCTGTTCAGTCATACTATCAACAGGTTTAGCTGTATCAGGTGCGCTTACTTGAGTTTCCCTAGACATTTGTCTCATCTTCTCAATCAAATGGAAGCCTGCAGCAGTAGTTGCCATAGATTGTAGAGTTGCATACTCATTCTCATCTAGGTTTGCTTGACCCCAGTGTGTAATGTCTTGTATTCTTTGCTGTGCATTATCACCAATCTTCTTAACCTCTTCTTCTACATCAAGGTTTTCCATCTGACCAGCAGTATTCTCAACATACATGTTCAGTAATTTAGTGTGTGCATCCTGAGATAGACCTGCTTCCTTCGCCCACTCACCAAACTGACCAAGTAAAGGGTCATCATCAGGGATTGTATATCCTAGTTCTTCGTTAAGCTCTACCTTGTAACCGTCTTCAGGTGCGCCAGTGAATGAACCTAACTTAGATTCTAGTCCTGCGTATGCCTGTGCTTGGTCTGATACTGTCTTATACTTACCAGTTTTAAACCAGTCTGGTGTATCACCCTCACCATTAACACTCTCTGATAACATCCAACCTTCTGTTGATTGCTCTACTGTTCCTTCTTCTTGAGTAGCTACTTCACTACCTAAAATTGTTTCTTCTTGTTCGCTCATACATTACTCCACATAATTAATAATCGCCTTTCTCTCTACGTTTAATACAGGACTGAAAAAATCTAATGACACTGTTCTGCCCCTCTCTAAAGTAACCTTGTCCTTCTGTTTGACCAGGGCTACATACTGGTTGTCTAATAAACCTCTCATCAAGATGTTCCATCAGCTTCTTGCCACTGGCTGTCTTGAACACTGAAGCTATTAGAGCATCTAGTTCTTTACCTTTATCATTCAAGCTCACCTCTCATTGCAGCATCTGCTACCTCTGGATTCTCTGCTGCTTCTTTAGCTAACTCTGGATTCTGCATTGCCATCTCTGCCATCTGCATTGCCTTAGCTTCTTGTGCTTGTGCTTGTTTCATTTGCTCACGTTGTTCTTTGCTGCGAATAAGCTCTGGTGCTACACCTAGTAACTTACCAATATGCTCAGGGAAAGCTTCAAGGTCTAGTCCTATAGTCAATGCCTCTTCACCTACCATGCCTGCAAACTGTACGAACTGTGCTAGTTTATTAACTTCATCCATGTCTTGCTGTTGAGCAAGTGGTGAGATAACTTTAATGTCAATGATTTGATTACCAACCTTGATGTCTGGCACATGTCCATTACGTTGAAGAATATCAATAGAACGCTTGATAACCTTGTTGATAAACTCTTTCTGCAATCTACCAAACGATGAACCGATGTCACTCATTAGCTCTTGTTGTCTAATACTAATCTCTGTTGCTGACTTGGTTGGCCCTGTCACTGGTCCTAGTTGGTCATGATACAAAGCCATACGGATATTGTTTCGTAACTCTTCAAGAATAAGTTGTGATACATTGAAGTTACCACCTGAGCTTAACATCTCTAATGAGCCTTGTTGGGCTACTGGGATGACTGAACCTGGTGCTGTGTTCACAGTCCAAGGATTAAGTACACCATCGTCAACAGCTGTATATACACCAGCAATCTCTTTCTCTGCATTGTTTAATACAAACTTAACAACCTCGTTAGCTGTCTTGATGTCTGGTAGTGCAGCCATAACAGGTCCACGACCATAACGCTCACCTGCTACCTTAGACCATCTGAATACAACCCAAGGGCTAATGTCATAGTAGTCTTCAAACACAACATGCTTTGTTGACTCTTCTATAATCACATACTCATAGTTATTGTTCTTAGCGTTATAGATAGTGCCTTCAATAACAGACACTAAATCATTAGGCTTCTCTTCAATGATTCTTTTGACTTGTGTTGATACTGTGCCTAGTGGCCAGATACGAAGTATGTCACGCGCTGGTACACCATGCTCTCTAAATACTGTCTCAACAGTTCCTTGAGGACCATTCTCTAGTATGAGTTGTTTGATAGGTACAGCAGTGAACTTCAATAGATTATCACCTTCACCTTCTTCAAGTAACAAAGCACCTGTGCCTACTGCTAAGTCTAAGAAAGCTTCGTTAGCTTCTGTTGCTAAGTTAGATTGATTAATGTAACTGAACAATGTGTTAGTCATTTGTTCTAGCTCACCATCGACTTGGTTCTGTTGCTCTTTAGGTATTGAACTACCTGCTGATAACTTCGCCCACTTCTTGAATGGTGGTATCAGTGTTGACTGTAGTCTTGATGCAAACCTCTGTGTTGCAATCAATGCTGTTGAATCATAGATACGTGTATTCTTCTTAACACCTTGCTGAACATTGTTGAACACTTCTCGTTGAGGTAATGCGTATTCATAGCACTCTCTCCAGTGTGATTCCCATGTAGCACGATGTGCCTTTGCAGACTCGAACCTCTTTACAAAAGACTCTACTGCGACTTTGCTCTTCTTATTCTTTGGCATGTTTATCCTAGTGTTTTACTACGGTCTTCTGATATAAGTGATGAACGACCTCTTGACCTTGCTCTTGTTGTTCTGCCTATAATTGCTGCAGTGCCAGCATTTCTCTTAGCTATTACTGCCTTTGGCACTCCACCTGCTGCAGCCTTAGTACCAATCTCTTCATTGACCTTATCTACCACTGCCTTTGCTGCTGGCTTCTTAAATAGTTTTGTTATTGCACCCATACTACACTCCTAATTTGTCTTCTAGTCCACTAGGTGAACCATATAATAATGTTTGTTTACCGAACCTTCTACGCTTTAGAGCTTGTAGTCTGTTCTTCTTCTCATAGGTTTCTTCTCTTTGCTTCTTTGCCTGTAACTTCTCAGCATCTACTTGAGACTGTGACTTAGCAGGTGTACTACTCTTAAACATAAAACTCATTTGTTACTCCTTAAATAATTATATAGCTGTTTAGGTGTTACCACCCACCAGGCTCTAATACCTAATAAGTGTTTCATTGTACTAACACAAGTCATCAATCCCCTGAAAATGAACCGATTATCATTGTGCTTACTAAAATACACTAATTTCTGTCCGTCTTCAAGTATTTTAGCTGGAAAATCAACCTCATTACCAAAAGGTAACACCTCTACTTCTAAGCTCTGACCAAGTGGGTCAACAACAATCCAGTTGTAACCATCCCATGTGAAGGCATAACAATGTCTGTACTCTTCACAAGTAACAATATCCCAGAAGTTCTGTCCTCTCCCATTAACAAATGCAATGTACCAACCATCTAACGCATCCATGAGATGTCAGCTTTAGGTTGTACTCTACTCTTAGGCCTGTTTGCTCTGTAAGATACAGCAAAGTACCTAAAAGCATCTGCATAATGTGAACTCCAATCGTGAAGTGGATGGGGTTTGTACACGCCTTTCTTCTCATCAAACTCTTTACGGTAACGCTTCAGTGCTATAAGGCCTTCTTTACACTCTGTCTTATGAAAGTAACACTTAGGTAGTATCTGTCTAACAGCATGTATTCCATCTTCAATAGTAAGCTTCGGTGCAATCCTGAAGTTGATACCCATCTTACGAGCTGACTCTAGTCTTGATACACCAGTGCCTAGTTCTCGCACACTAATATCATGTGGTGCGTAGTGTTGGCCCATAGTAACCTGACTCTTATTACGCCAGTCATGTATGTAATTAACATAGAACTGTAGTCCTTCACCTTGGTTCTCATAAGCATGTACCACTCTAATCTCTGTAGCAATTCTCTGTATGAAGAAAATCGCTGTTGAGTCAGCCATTCCTAAATCCCAATATGTATCAACAGGTATTCCTGGTTCAATAGGGAAGTCTAGTATCTGTGAGTCATCAATGAACTTAGCAAAGTATGCACCATCTCTATTAGATAGGACCTCACCTTCCCAGACATGGTTGTATAAGTCTAGGTTCTTCTTCTTTAGATGAATACGCTCAAGCTCTAGTTCTTTAGGAAACCAAGGATTGTCATTGTAATTAACCTTCACACAGTACGAATCATTAGGTGGGCTTTCTACATAACGAACATAAGTATCATCCATCTCATCATTAGGATTGAAGCTTACCCATATCTCTGAGCCTTCCTTCCTGATTGTTGGTATCAATGTTTCCCATGATGTATAGGTTATTGACTCTGCTTCCTCACACCATACTACGTCAAGGCCTTCCATCGATTTAATCTTAGTGATGTTACTACGCATACCCTCGAACAAGAACCTACTACCATTAGTGCCTAGTATCTGAGTGCGTTGAACGTCAAAGTATGCAGACAATCCCATGCGTTCAATAGTATCACCAAGTAGTTGTAGCACTGAGTCTTGTATAGAGCGTTGTATCTCTCTAGCACATAGTATTCTCATAGGTTGTTTCCATGCTGCTAGTACAAGTAATTGAGCAATGGTCCATGACTTACCACTACCTCTACCACCATAGGCAATCTTGTATCTATGAGGCTCTAGGAAAGGTTCAAACTTCTTAGTGATTTTTACATCAACTTTCATAGTCAGCGACTTCGCCACCATCCACAATAGTTACTATTACTTCGTTGTCATTGTTAAGACCACCAGATAGGTTAATGTCCTTAGCTTCAGCATAACCTCTGTCTTTTAATATGCTTGGTGCAAACTTGTTCAATACTACTGGGTTTCTGTCTTCAAAGATGTGCTTATGTATTTCGCTCTCTACCCTATCCTTGAGGCCTTCTTTAGCTTGGTCTAACGCTTGTGCAAACTTGTCACTATCAGCTTGCCATCTGTAAAAGGTTTGTCTTGATATATCTGCTTTGATACAGGCTTGGCTAATGTTACAATAATTAACAGCATAAGTATTAATGAACTTGAGCTGATTGTCGCTTAATCCTTCGCCTACCAGTATAGGTAAATTATTCATTAGTGCGCCCTTTGACCTGACTCTGGTATTAGTTCTAATGTTCCGTTAATCTGGTCAATTATTATTTCATTGTGTACTTTGATAATATCAATATCTAGTTGGTCGGATATAAGACTTAGTGCCATATAGTACATTGCACAAAACTCATCCTTTGACATATTATTCTTTAGGCTTTCTAGCATGGCCATCTCTATCTCAAGCTCTTTTATCTCTTTGTCAGTCATCTCTTAATTCCTAGACTTTCGTAATATAAATCTTCAGGTCTAGGCAAGTTGATATTGTACTCACTAACAAATATATCTATCTGCTCTAAGTAGTCCTTCATCTCGCCCACCTTCAACTTAGTAGTGCTTTTTAGTTCTCTTATTGTTGCACCTTTCTTTGTCGTCAGTTCATTGTAACCTAAGAACTTATCTCTTAGTAATAAGTGTGTCTCGTCTTTAGTATAGCCCAACTCACAACCTATGACTTTAATCCACTCCCAATACAATGAGTTCTGCTTAGT